TGCATCAAAATCGTCAAAATATGGTGCTACGTTGAGGTTAGTCTGTTGTGGCATAATTCTTTAGAACTGCAAAATAACTTTTATGTCTTCTTTTTGATTCGATGACCGTGTTATGGACGGTCTATTATCAACGTAAATGATACTACCAGAGTGTGCTTTAACTTCGGGATTGGCAATACCACTAGCAAAAGTTTGACCAAGATAATATGTACGATTATTTATTACGGTAGATATACCCGAAAAAACGGTATCAATTGATAGATCTTGACCAGTTGTTGGAGATATAACTAAAGATCCACCAGTTCCTGGAGATGAGGAAAACTCAGTGAGATCAAATCCATAAGTNGGTTGAGTTTGTGCTGTTCCTACAGTGTTAAATCCNGCAAGTGATCTATCTTGCCAGAACTTNAGAACACCAGTNGTTTGATCGTAACTTACAACTCTTCCAACTGCTGTAGTGCCAGTTGATACAGTTTGAGTAAAGTAAGAATCTCCTGAGAAAGTTGCAGTGCTATATCCAGTACCAACTAACTTCAAAGCTCTAAGAGCACTTGCTTTATCTGCTGAAAGAAGAGTGGTTGACCCAAACTGCTGAGGATTTTCAACAACACCAACTCTTGCGATTTGATTTCCTGTTATGAAATCTGGATTTGTGCTATCATTTTCAATTCTAGAATAAAGGAGAACATTAAATGCACCCAACTCTCTATAAATATCTGCACCATGACCACCTTGAGGTGGAATGATAACATCAAAAGTTGGTCTTGTAGTCCCTGTTGGAACTCCACCAGCAACCAAATCTACATTTCCGTATGTATATCCAGATCCTTGGTTAGAAACAGTAACAGAACTTACTTGAGAATTTGCATCAACAACAATAGTGCATTGTGCTCCACTTCCATCACCTCGGATAGGAACTGAAGTATATACACTATTTGCTGTACCGAGTCCAACACCTTTATTAGTGACGGTTACAATTTTAATTCCACCATCAACTGCATTATCTCTTATAGCAGCATTTTCTGTTCCAGTTAACCAATCAGTTGGAACTGGCATAAAATCAGTAGATTCAAATCTAACAACTTCACTTGGTTTAATTGTATAAAGATATTTCCAAATATATCCATCACCACTAGTTCCAGCAGATCTTGGTTCTAAGTCCGTGAAGATTGGTTCATCCAAAGATGGTCTACCTTCAGTATTATCTGGATCAGTGCCGTTCTGTAAGCAAATATAAACTCTGAAATCACTATTCAACACAACATAGTTTGATGAATACAGATTAGTAGAACCAGAAACGGGTGCTGTCTTTGATCTAGAATAATCATGCCTATACATGTCATATGTTGTTCCAGATTGCCAAGTTCTTTTTGGAACAACCTGTCTGGCATCAGCAGTGTTGATTTTCTTCAANGCTACCATCGTATTCCAATAATCATTCTCCTGATCAAAATTATCNTTTGGAGCAGGAGGATCAGAATCCCAATCAGATTGATAATCTGCGGGATTAGTTAANCCAATNAAGGAATAATAAGAGTTNCTGGCATTGGATACACCAGCAACAAAATTACCCGCATTTAATATTCTAATCTGATCAGTTATAATGGCAGCCATTTTGGACAGAGTTTTTCTTTATTTATTAGTATTAAACAACATAATTTTTGAATTTCAAGAAGTTTGATCTTGTAATCAACGTTGATGTAGAAATACCAGTTCCTTCAACACCAACACCACCTAAAGTATATGCATTATAAGAATTAGTTCCTCCCCTAGCATTAATATCTATTTTACCCCAACTAAAGGATCCAAAGAAATCGGAAGTAGTTATACCAGAGAAACCATAATCAAATTCATCAACTTTAACAAATACTCTACGAACATGTGTAGATATTCCAGAGACACTGGTTGAAATAAATTCTGCACTAGCAACTTGATAAACATTATCTGCAAATGAAGTTCCTACTCCAACAGTATTTCCAGAACTGTCAAGTGAAGTTACTGAAGTTGATCCAAGTCCAACATTAGAGTTTTTAATAATAAAGTAATCATTAGCACTAATAGAACTTATAGTTAATGCTGTTCCTGCAATAGAAGAATCTCTAAGGAAGGAATCATATGGAATATGAATGTCAAATATGAGTTGAGTTGTTCCAACACCAACAGCAGTTGTTCCAAATCCAACAATAATTCCATTATCACCAGTGTAAGAATCTACACTTACTTCTTCTTCCGAATAAGTTGGTGGAGAAATAAGAACCGTAGGTGGATTTGAATAAGTATATCCAACACCTGGACTTGTGATAGCAACTCCCGCGACTGTTCCTCCAGCACTAATAGTAACATTACCAAATGCTCTACTAGTCGTTCCAACACCAATAGTCGAACCAAAACTTACAGTAGCAGTCGTATATCCAACACCACCATCAGAGATGACGATGGAGGAAATTGTACCAAATCCAGAAACAACTGCTGTTGCCGCTGCACCTGTCTTAGTTTCTTGTGCTATGAACTTAACTTTTTTCTGGAAAATTAAGTTTGAATCCACCTGCTCATTGACTGGATTAAAGATGGGTCTTAAATTATCAACGTAGATTGCTGTTGATCCCACTCCAACAGATTTGATAAGATATGCACTTGGATTAATGACTGGTTCATACAATTCTCTATCTTTACCAACACCAATTTGATCAATAAAGATATCTTCNGTTTGTTTACACCAGTCAACAGGTCTTTCAAGAGTAACATCAGAAGTATTTCCTGGACCCTCATAAGGGTTAGTTTCAATNACATCAGTAGCCTTTACAGACTCCACAATTCTTTCATCTTCGGTCAAGTATGATGCTTGTCCAATTGATCTATCACTCTTGAGTTGTATAGTATCACCTTTTTTCACTGTCTCAATAACATTTCTGAAAACGACATCACTGTCACCACTTCCTTTATAGAAGAGAATATTGATAGTGTCACCAACTTTTGGAGCCTCTGTAAATACAAGAGTGCTTCCTCCAGTAAAGGTATATCCCTCTCCAGGTACTTGAAGAGTATTATTAACAAATATCAAAAGAACATCCTCAACATTAATTTTAGATCCTCTAGCAGCAACAATTGAAACTATAGAACCACCTTTTGTAAGTGGGAAATCTTTTCTTGTTCCATCAATAAATTCATCGACTATATCCAAAACATCCAATGTTCCAATTGACCATCCACTGAATTCATCTACATGAACTTCATCAATTGTCAATTGGAACTCATTTCCAGAATAAGAAGAAGTTGTCGGAATACCAGTTGTTCCTCCAATAGCAACGGTTAAAATCTGACCATTACCATATCCATAACCAAGGTTTACGAGTTCAAAGTCAATAACACTAGATCCCTGACCAACAACAACATTTGCAGTTGCATGTGTTCCAAATCCAGTGACAGAAGAAGAACTATACACCAGATCCATATTGGAATAACTTAAAGGATCATCAAACACTACGAAAGGTTGATTAGTGGATGTATATCCAGAACCAGGATTAGTGATTGCGACACTAACAATATGACCACCACTTATGGCAGCAGTTCCAATAAACTCAATATTTCCAGTACTCAAACTAGAAGTTCCTACACCAACATTTACAACTGTTTGAATTCCAGATCTATATCCAGATCCACTATTTCCAATACTAATNGATTGAATCGTTCCAAGACCAGATACGATTGCAGTTCCACCAGCAGCNACCAGTGGTTGATANCCAAAACCTTCTGTTGATGCTACTGAGANGATGATACCACCCTTAGGATAACTAGAAATTCCAACGTCTGGTCCAAGTGGAACAGTCTCAGTTCCTTGGAAAGTAATAGATGTAATACCAGACTGTTCAGTCATGACATATTGTTTATTAATTCCTGGTGACTGGAATATGTCATTAACTAAGACAATGGCATTTTCTGTTGAAATTCCAGGTACATTAGATGCATTTTGCTTCAGAGTAAATTCATTTTCTGTAGCGTTAAATCCTGCAGAAATATCATCAAAAATATAGTTCTTATAATAAGTTTCATTTGCTGTATCTTGAATACCAGATCTTATAAAAGATCTTCCTTGGAAACTAGAGGAAGTAGTAATACCAGTCCAATCTCTTTCATCTGGTGGATTTGTGGTTGATCCAATTGGAGTATTTCCAAATGGTGCCTCTACAAAGTTTAATACATTATCTACGATATTGTAATTTCCTACAATTTTGGTAACTAAATCACCAGTTGCTGCAGTTCCGATCCTTGTTCCTAACCATTCTCTACGGACTCTGATAGCATTTGTACTACCAATACCAACCCCTTCAATCTTCATAATCTCATCATTAATCTTAATAAGATCTGATCCGAAGAAAGACGTTATTCCACTAAAATATATCAAGTTATCCACGGATAATATTTGATCCGCAAGTGTTGTAGTAACCGCAGAAGAAACTATCGGAGATTGAATGATGTTATCAAGTGCAACAACAACTTTTGCATTTTGATTGGTAGATACAAATCTATGTGATGTTCCAATACCAACACTTTCAAGTTCAACCACTTCAGGAATTGAATTCAGAGCGTTTGCAGCACTAGTTGCAATCTTGATAAGATTATCATCAACTTTAATAGCAAATAGATTTTCTTCTGGAAGGAACGTTGTGTTAGCAGCACCAACAAAACTAGTTGTTGCAATACCAATAGCAGAATCAGTTTCTCCAACGTGAATATATTTTAATTTTTCACCAGTTACAAAAAAGTGATTTGGAATCTTAATAGTGTTATTTGTAGTATTAGCAATACCTGCATCATTTCCCTCAAAGTATCTTTCAAAGATTGGAAGATTTTCATGCTGTATTTCAAATGATCTCTTAACATCGGATTCTGTACCTTCGTAAGACCCCAAATCACTGGTAATTGACCCATTAGTAAAGTCAATTACATTAGACACTGTAGTATCTTCAGTCAACGACAATGCGTTCATGTATACGTTAACCACTGTATCAATACTTGCATTTGGAGTAAAGACGAGAGAGACAGTTCCTGCAGCAGAAACTCTAGATCCAAATGTTCCTAACCCAGAACTAGTTTCTACGACACCAAATTCAGTGTCATAAGTTTGATAACTCTGAGTTGAATCTATATAATCATCAACAATGATAAGTTCAGAAAGTTGAGTTGAAGTATTAGTTGTATTAGTAACTTGTGCTATAAAATAAGCAGCATCATAATTATCTGGATATTCGGCAACTGTATTGATTCCTGGAGATCCTGAAGCAGAGATACTAGTTGTTCTAGCTTCAAGTCTAGATCTGGTAAGATCAGCAGTTCCAATACCAGTGATGGTATTTGTAGAAAGTCCTACCTGAATAGTGTTGATTACACCTGTAGTTGCAATACCAACAGAAGTTGGAATGAAGTCAACGTTTAAGGAAGATCCGCTGAAGTATGCATGATATGTACCAAGTCCAGTTGCAGCAGATCCACCAAGATTTGTAGTCAATCTACCATACTCCATCATCTCAATATTTGTTCCATCATGAACAATATTAAGTTCAACTGATTCAAATTCTTCGTTTCTAGTCAAGTCTGGATTTATATTAACCAGAACTTTAACACCAGTATGTGTATCTCCGATTGAAACAATAGTGGTTGTGACACCAGAAGTTACTGGAGAACTCTTAGTTTCAATTGTTGCAACTCCACCAAGACTTGTTGTTCCAACTCCAAGGAAATTATCATTCAAATTATATGAGAAGACACTAAGATTGTAATCATTGACTGTAAATCTAGTTGGATAGAATTGAAGTTGAGCTTCAGTTCCAGAAATAGCAAAGTCAAACGAACCTTGATCATAATGAGTTTCAACTCTACCATATTGATTCAAATATCCACGAGAACCATCATGAAGAAGATCGACAAGCATTAATTGTCTTTGTGCATTATATCTCCTGTCTCTAACATATGTGANATATTTTTGGAATCTAACATCACTTAAAGAGAAAGTATCTACTANACTAAATGGAGTTGATCTTGGATTACTNTTAAATTGACCACCAAGNTCATCAATAGAAAGAACTCTATTACCAAAAGATTCAAAATAATCCGTAAGAATTCTATTGGAGAAGACTACTTCATCGGAAATAAGTTTTGAATTCTGAGTCAGNTTATTTTCTGTAGCAAGATCAAATCCATAAAAACAATGTANACTTGCAAATCCATCAATATTATGAACATTAACAACATTAGTAGAATCATCAGTAATATTTGTTAGAGGTCTAACAGTCATATTATTGCTGTTGTTAGATTCTAATTGATAATCTGAGAACTTCTTATATCCCAGTGTATGGTTTAAAGAAGAAACATCATCATTCCAATTATCATAAGCAACCCTAGATCTCAATGAATATGAGAAGTTTTGATAATAGAAGTTGTCCTGAAGTTTTTGTAATTCAAAATTTAGTCTGCCAAAGTCTTCTTGCCAACCCTGCACAACTTTTGAAGTTGACCCCAGGTTGATATAAGAATCAAAAGAAGTAATAGATGATGCAATCCCTTGAACTTTTGAACTAGCTCCCTTAATCACTTCACCAACAACAAAATTATCATCTGATGAAACAATTAATGTATTAATTTTTGAATCCCAACTTTGAACTGTTCCAGTTGCAGAATCTGATGTGATTGCCTCATCAGTAATAAAGTTTTTAGTGATTAAGGTAGATTCAAACGTTGGGAAATGTTTAGATGCAAGAATTTTTCCAGAAGAATTAACCGAATCAAAAGATCCTGGGAAACTTCCGTTCTTGAATAATCCAGCCATACTATAAGTAACACTTCCAATACCACCAAGGTTTTCAGTAACTTCTGTGACATCAAACAACTTATAATCATATCCAGAGGAGTTGTATCCTAACCCAGTTGATCCCACACCAACACTAATACCCTCTACAAGTACCTTGTCTCCTACAGCAAATGGGAAGGGACTAACAGTGCTAAATCCAACAGAAAAAGTTGCTGTTACCGTTTCGGTTATTGTATTAAATCCAACAGTACTAATTCCAACACCTGCACTACTCTGCGTTGGTATGATTGTTGGTATTACATTACTCATACCATCGGTGTTCTTCAGAATCTCCACTGTAGAATTTCCGAGTGTAACTTTTAAATCAACATCAGTAACTTGTTTGTTGGTTTTTCCATCTAATACAACAAGAACAGGTGGCACTGAGAATCCTCTTCCAAAAGAAGTAATTCCTACAGTGTCGAATGATGCTAAAGATTCTATCTTAATGATTTGAGGAAGAAGAATTCTAGGATTTAGTGTTGGATCTGATGGCAGACTAAATCCAATATCATCTAAAGTCATGTTCTTAAGAGAACCAATACTTGAACTCTTAGTTTCTAAAATAGCACCATTGCCCGAAAGAGTGTTTACTGTGGTTATACCTGGGAGAGAATAATAATTTGATCCTTGATTAGTAATTTCAATTTTTGCTATAGGACCATATGTATGAGTGCAATCAGTGTCATATGTAATTAATGAGGAAGTATCATAAGAAGACTTCTCTGGAGCCTCTGGAATAGAATATGTAAAAGTAGTAGTTGTTCCTACCGTAATGGTATAATCTCCATTATAGAGACTATTTTTAGGAATAATGGTGTTTCCAGAAATAATTTCACTATCAGTTAATATTTCTGATTTTGCAGTGGGAAGATCACTTTCGTAGACTGGTGTTAGGTTATAATAAAGTTCATTAGGTGTATTTTCATTGACAAGTAATTCTGCCTTTGCATCAGATGTTCCAACAATACCTTGTCTAGTCAATTCAAATGTGCTACTATCTTTAGTTTTTTCCCATTCTTTCGTAAAGTTTTTATCAACATATAAATCAAATTTGAATGCGGGGTAAGTTGTTCCTTGTTTTACATAAGACAATGAACTATCCGAAAGATCAAAAGTTACTGTAGAATTTCTATACAGTTTTATTGGTGGAGTTATTGGATTAATAGTTCCTAAAGAAGCACTAGTTATTCCTACAATAATTGGTTTTAGTTGAGTTGCATCAAAATAAGTATCTGATAATTTAATTCTGTTATTATCAACTCTTACAACATAATAAAATTTATTACTTACCAATCCTGCAGAAGACAATTCTGATGTATGAATTACTTTATCACCAGTTTTAAATCCATGAGAATTAATTGTTATTGCATTTGTTGTAGTATTAACTCCTGCAGTTACAAACCCAACAGGATTTACAATTAATCTTCTATTNAAATCATTATAAGTTAAAGTTACAATACCAGTGTTCTGTGGATTAACATTAACAGAAATATTATGAGGTGAACTCAAACCATGGGTTCCTGCAGTAGAAACAGTAACTAAGTTTCTTCTGATGTCTCCAGTAATTACACTGTAATTTGTTTTGAAACTATGAGTGTCTCCAGTTCCAACATTTCTAAAGAATAGTGTGGTTGAAACGGGATTTTCTAATCCAACAAATGTTCCTGTCGTTCCGAGACCAACTCTTACAGTTGCAATTCCGATTAAATCGTCATTGATTTTTGCAATAAACAAACTTGACCCATCTGCAAGAGTTGTTCCAACTCCAACATTAGTTTCATCTTGTACAATTATACCAGAACCTTTAACCGTTCCAATTCCAGTTGAATACGTTACTTGATCTCCAGTTTTTAAATTGTGTCCTGGAAGATAAATTGCTTTGGTTTGAATAAAAACTGAGGTTGCACCAGCACCTGGGTTTGAAAAAGAAATTGTCGTTCCAATTCCAACACCAGCGGTTGTTCCTAGTCCTACGGATTCTGCAGGATCAAAGTAAATTTGTTTGTTTAAAGAATAAGAATAATCACTTTTGAATCCAGCATTGATTTTTAATTTTCTAGGAATTTCATAAAGATACTTTCCTATTGTATGCGTAGATCCAACGGTGTCATTAAATGCCCTCAGAATTCTAATTCTAGAATTTAAAGGATCAATATTTAAAACTTTAACTTTTTCCGAACCGATAATTAAAGTATCATTTTCTCTAATATTGGGATAATTTAAGTCACCAGAAACTCTGAAGTAAGTTACAATTCCAGTTACATTAGTATTACCAATGGCAACTCCTGTGCTTCCTACACCAGCAATTGACAGTCTATTTGTTTTTATGCCAACATTATAGAATCCTTCAATACCAGATGATGTTGTAGATAATCCAGAAATTGAAATCGTATCGAGAGGTTCAAAGTTATGAGGATTGTCAGAAAATACTAAGTATTCTCCTTTTGTCTGACCTGGATATACCTCAACTCCTTCAATAATGCTTGAAGCAACACTTATACTATTGACAGATCTTCCTTTTATACGAGTTACTTTTGCTGTTACTCCATCACCTTGAGTTCCATTATTATTAAATTCGATAGTTTCATTAACTCTATATTCTGATCCACCTGTGATGATACCAACACTCTCAACTTTTCCAAATGAAGTTGCCGTGACAGTCGCAGTTTGATTTAATTTATTTGGAATATACAAATATGGATATTCTAAATTATCTTCAACAATATTCAAAGGTTGTGTATTTCTACGCCAATCACTGGAAATGTCAAAAGAGTCATAATTTGATTGTGATGTAAAATTAAAATTATCAACAATGCCTTTGTAATTATCACCAATTACATANGGAAAAACTGGTTTACGATTTTTTTCAAAAATTCCAGATGATTCCGCAAACTTATCATTAATTGTAGTAAAGTATGCATACGTTCCCTTTGGAAATTCTGGAGTTATGCAGAATCTTCCATTATTTTCATCAAGAACAGTGCTATCAGAAACTTCTTTATGTGTATAGTCCTCAACAAAAAATCCTTCTGGGAAAATAGAAGTTGGTGGTCTATTATCTTTAAGATCAATAGAATATCCAGATCTCATCTGGGCAATAGTGCCACCATTTAAATTAGAAAATGCGTATGGACCATATATTGGATGGCCATCGTAAGCAAATCCCAGAATAGGAGAGTGTCTTGTAGATTGAACTTCAATACTATTAACTTTTCTTAAATCTTTCTCACCATATAAAGTATTACCATTTTGATCAGTGGCAAAAACAGTTTCTCTAAGTTTTCTTGGTGCATATAAGTGAGTATATTGAAGTCCAAAATCATCTGACTTCAAACCAGATGTAATTACTCCATCATCTTGTGAAAAATATGTTGAATATTTTTCAAATAAATTTACTCTCCAATTTTGTACATTTGCTTTGAATACAGGCAATATCTCTCTTGATCCAGCTGGTATAACATCAATGGTTGTTGTACCAAAATCGTCCGAATATCCAGCACCAGGTTCAACAATCTTGACATCAATTACTGATCCATTTTCTAAGACAGGGACTAAAACAGCACCTACTCCATCACCCTCTACAACCAAATCTGGTGCAGATATATATCTATTACCGGCAGTTTGAATGATAACCTCAACTATTCTACCATTAACAACGATTGGAGTTAATTGACAATCAACTCCTGACTGAAGTTCAATGGTTGGTTGTCTATCTAAATTTAGAATTTCAGAAGATCCATATCCAACACCACCATTCTCTAAGTGTACGGAAGTTACTGTTCCTCTTACGATTGGTTGGAAAGATCCTTTAAATGTTTCTGTTCCGATAGAAGAAATTCCTACATTACCTGATAACGTAAGTGTAATATCTGGGTAGTTAAAGATGTGAGTTCCTACACCCACAGAAGTCATATTAACATATTGTTTTGTTCTAGTATAAAATTCTCTATCAGATGAAACTCCTACTTGGGAAAGGTGAAATGAGTTTTTATCAACTGCAGTTACAAAATACTCAGTATCCACAGACAATCCTGAGATTGGAGTCCCTGTGCAAGTATATTTTACTTTTTCTCCAGTTTTGTAATCGTGGTCTACAATCGTAATTAAATTAGAAGCCGTATTAATGCCAGTAACTTGTGCAGTTCTCTTTTTATTTTCATAACCAGAACCACCACTGACAATATTAACTGCACTAACTACAGATTTTTTATTTACCGATTGTAAAGAATGCTTACCAACACCATGATCAGTTAAATATACCGTGTTAATACCCGATATAGCATCTGCCTGAGTAGGATGTAATTTTACAGTAGAATTATCAACAATGGATGCAAAATATACAGAGTCCGTAACTATTCCAACAACTGCACTTTGATTTTTTGTTTTATAAACTACTTGCTCAGCATTTCTAAATTTATGATATGTAGAAAATCCGATTGTAGATTGAGATGATGAAGTGCCAGTTGTTACTCCTGCAGAAGACAGATCTGCAAAGAACTCAACTTCATGATCAATTTTTTTCATGCTAACTTGAGCAACGGCACCAGAACCATTACCACCATCAAGTTTAATAGTTGGTGTGTTCAAGTAATCAAATCCTGGATCTATAATTCTTACTTCTCTAAGAGATCCAGAGATAGCAACATGACCAGTAGCACCAGTCCCAACGGAGTCGGAAATAATTACATTAGGAACATTTATTGTATCAATATTTGTTCCCTCTGATAAAATGTCTATCGTTTCAATTTTTCCATATTTTATAGTATCTTTTCCTTTATAATTTAAGAGTTCAACACCATTAACAAACATTCCAGTCAATCCTGGTTCTGTTTTCGTTAAAGTTCCATCATTAATAGGTTCTGATATTTTTCTTAAAACTTTTTGTGGTTCTAGTGTTTTTCCATTAAACTCAAAAGGTCTAATAGTACTATTAGCTACAGTTGTTAAAGTTATAGAAACAAATTTAGAATTGAAAATATCATTTCTACTCTTTGCAAATTTAACAGT